TGCGCTACACAAAAAAGCACCAGCCACCGTGTTCGTTGCAATAATTGCAAACGATGCCTTGCTTGCCGAATTAGTCACTACCGAAGGGTTGGCCGTGGTTGCAGCAGCAAACGTAGCAGCCGGACGAGTACCCGTATAAGCCGTTCCGCCAGCAAGCTCTGACCATGTGCCGTGTGTAGCAAGCGTGTCACCCGCAGCAGGTGTACCCGATCCCTTCAGGCCGACAAACCAAGATGTGATTCGTGCCGTTGAACCATCAAGGCTTGTACCAGCCATATACTGGAGGCCTACGTTAACCACAAGGTTGGGAGTCTCTTCAACCCACTTGACCTTGCCGTCAGCGCCAATGCACTCAAACGTAAACCTGCCAAGCGCCACAAGGCCTTCAGCAGAAGATGTGTTAGCAATCAACCCACTTGATGTCAGGTCTTGAGCTTTAGCTTTTTCCATTATGCAATCCTCATAATTGCGTTAGTGGCATCATCTGCTGGAAATGTAATGACCAGATTTTGAGCCGATTTAGTGATATTAACCCCGAAGTTTAAAACACAAACGGATCTATTTCCATTGGTGTTGTAAATCAAAGCACCATTCGTTGTCAAGCTGACGTTGGTGAATGTGGCTGTTTCAAAAGACCAATACGCAGTAGTTCCTTGAAAGCTTGGTGTGATGTTTGTGAGCACGATCCCGCCAGCGGTGTAATTGGTTCCACTGGCCTCACCTGCTGCTGTGTACGCAGTCGTTGAGGCACCGAGATCCGCGTTGGCGGTGTATAAGGCCAATTTAAAGACATCGCCCGTACCCGTCGTAAAGTTATGAAGACCCTGGGCCAACTCAACTTTGAAGCTTGTTGTCAGGGTCTGGATAATTGCCATTACACCACCTTATCACGCACTTGGCCTGACCTGTATGAATCCATACGCTCAAGACCATCACCAAGGCGCTTAACAAGCATCAGCGACTCTTTATATCTACCTTGAATATTAGCTAACTGATCCGGCTCGGCCTTCAAGAATGTTGAGGCTTCCATTAACGTGCCATACAACAATACCGAGTCAAAGTTATCACCAAGCCAACTTGTGCCTTGGGCGTTGTTAACTGTAAGTACCCTGATCTCTAAATCCGTACCGTCATTGCCAAGGTAACTATTGTTAACCGTCAATAAGGCATTCTGTACGTAGTAACAACCAGGGTTCGTGATCACCACATTCGATACTTCATTGTTGGTAACCGTTATTGTCGCCCTAGCCGTCTCTCCAGATACGCCAGCATCTCCAGTCACATTAGATAACGGCACATCAAAGTACGTGCCATTAACATAGTAAAAGCCAGGATTGGTTATCTCTACCGACGCAATGGACCGCTGGACAATAGATGTTGGGTAGTAATAATAATGAAGCTCTACGTTATAAGCCAAATCAGGCGTCGGTCCCAGAATGAATACCAACTCCGTGGGCGTCACTGAACTCGGCCCAAAGATTGCGTAATACTCCGGCTTACCTGTACTCGTAGGATTTGGATATGACTCTCTGATGAAGTTCACATCTTTATTCAGCAGGTACAAATAATCTCCGCCATTTGGCGGATATACAGCTATTGAGTACACCGATAAGAAATCATCAGGACACTGCAAATACTTATTATTTGCCGTGCAACTCCCTACAACATTCTTACGCAAACTAGCAAGCTGAACCGAATTAAATATCCGTTGCTCAGCCTGACGGATCATCGTATTGATGTCCGCCGTTGTAAAAGTGGTCTCTAAATAATCTTGGACCGCTGTTACAAGCTCTGAATAGTTCACGCCATCGGCCCTCTGCTCATCACGCCCTTGGTCGCAGCACCCGTACCACGCATTTTAATACCGGTTGTCTTAACCTGCGTATTAGGATTCATGGCGACACCTGCCGTTGGTTGCCAGTTAGGCACCATGTTGTAAGGCATCTCTTTGCCAGGGTTCGTAGATGCAACCACCTTAGCACCTGTCATGGTATGTGGGACCGCATATACAGCAGCAGATCCAACTTCCTTGCCGCCCATCTTCATGGAGTATTTAGCCATGGCTTATCCTTGGTTGCGAGCACGAGCAAGATTGCGACCCATCTTCTTCATCATCTCTGATGTAGGTCCACCCTTACGCATTTTGGTTAGGGGCTTGCCTGGGTGCATGGCCTTCTCATGCTTATGCACAGCAGCCGCTGCCGTCTTTTTGTCCTGCTTGATGTCGTCCTTCATGTCAGCTCCTATGATGCTGTGACACTGTTCAACAATGCTTGACCCACAAGGTGATTAGGGGTCATGCCGGAATCGTATGATCTTGCACCGCCAACAGGGTTGAAGCCCCATTCAATAACTCGGCTTCCTTCAGATGGAACCCCCGTGTAAAGCGGGCTTGTTCCTACCGTGTTGTTCGTCTGCATCCCGTTGTAACCTGACTGGTAATACGAATTGGAATCGGGACGTGGATTCCTAACAGCCTGAGGATCGTCAACGGGATACATTCCTAATTGCAACTGCGGCTGATCAGGTTCCCAGCACTCAGGACACACTAGAATATTAACATTCTTGGTCTTGATTGTAAGTACTTTAAGCTGTTTTAATTTAAAACGAAAGTTGCATCGATCGCACTGGGCAATCGCAAACTTACCGCTGGCAAACTTATTAGGCATCAGTAACCACCAAAACCAAGAAACCCTTGGCGTGGCACAAGCCTTAGAGGCGCCTTCTCTCTATCCTCATCAGCCGCCAACTGCCAGGCTTCATCATACTGAGCCTTGAGCATACCCATGCGGTCCATGCCGCCCTCTACCTTCATCGATAGCTTATAAGCTAATCCAGCAATCAACGCCTCTTGGAACCTGAACGGAATATCCTCAACGTTCACACCATTCCCTGCGTCTTGCATCCTTCTTAAACGCCAGTAAATCAGCGTGTAATAAGGTGTCGTAATAGAACCTTGGTCCGGTGCTGGCCACACAGTCACATTGGGAAATTGCGTATTGCTTACCGCCGTCCCAGATGCATGTGCCGCTGCTGTTGTGTTGTTCTGCGCCCTGATGACATTGTTCAACGTAGCATATGCAGAATTGCCTGTAGCCACGTTCTGCGCTTGGGTGCTAGTACCGTAGTAATAAACCGTCTCCGTTCCAATGTTTGCATATCCTGCATATGGCACCCCCGCGAGAGAAGACATCGGTATTGTCGTAGCTGACGAGGAGATAGAATCGGCCAAGGTGCCTGCGAAAACATAAGTCTGTCCGCCTAATCTGTCGATGTAAATCTGAATGGGGCGTCCCGTGGCGAGCTTATTTGGAATCGTCGAGTAAGTGCTCACCGATATCCGGCTGATATTAATGTCCGTCTGGTTAGAACCAACCCCCGTGCGGATGGTCGTCTCAACAAGATCTACCGTATTAATGGGAATCGGGTAAGTAATCTGATTGGCATAGAGCGGTATTGCACCTTGCTCCATCGTCCATAAATTAATACCCCTGTTCGCCCACTCCGATAACAAAAGATTTAGCGACCGGCGGGCCGTGCGAAAGTCATAACCAGACCGAAGCTCTCGACCACAGCGTTCATACGCTTCCTCGATGATTTCATTCAGATTGGGGTCGAATGATGTGGTGCCGGTCGTATAGGCCATGATTATCCTTTAGCAGTCAGGGCAGACTTGCGGAAAGCCTCTGCCGTGGGAGCACCTTTGCTGCCAGGCTTACGCATCTTTTCGCCAGACCCCGCCGCAATGCGCTTACGTTTAGCATTAATGTTGGCATACAAGCCAACAGATCCGCCCTTAGCGTACTCAACAAAATCGGTGTCATCACGTCGGGATTTTAATTTCGGGCCCGGCATTTTGGAGGGATTGATAATTCCCATTCCCCGGCTTTTGAGCATAATAAGACTCCATTAATGCAGCTAAACCCATGGGCAAATAAGGATCTAATGGGCGTAGGTAATTAGGATACGGCATACCGTAGTAAGTTGGAAGCTCAGGCGGCGCAACATATGGCTGATCATAATTAGTTGTCGCACTCGTCGTAGTACTTGTTGTAGTTGGTTTTGTCAGAGGAATAGAGACATCCGGCGTAAAAATGATCGGTGGTACAGTCGTCGTAGTGGTAGACACTGGCGGTGTCGTTGTAACCGTTGGGGTTCCTGTAGTCACTGATGATGGAGGTAATGTGTCTGTTACCAACTCAGTCGGCGTGATAATCGGTGTTGATGAAACAGTGACCGTACCTGCGTTTACTGAGCCAGGTATTGGTGCTTGTGGATCAACTTTGAAATCTGGTATCAAATCGTCAACATCTAGCTCAGGCGCGTCTAGCGGCAATCCTGTGCTTGTTACCGTCACTGAAGGCTGGCCTGATGTTGTTGTATCACCAGGTGCAACTTGATCTACTTTTGTAGCTGTTGAGTCGCCCAGCTTTGTAGAAGTTACAGTAACTGGCTCTGTCTTAACTGTTGTTGTATCTGGTAATAACGTATCAAGCTTTAACGCTTCATCGATAACACCTTCGCTGGGCGCCGTAACCGTTACTGGCTGCGTTGCGACCGTTGTCCCTGATGCAATGCCTGTTGGCGTTAATGTGTCTATCTTGAGTTGGTCTCCGATTGGAGAGGATATAGAAGGTGCCGTGACTGTAGTGGTAGCCGTTGGTGTTCCAGACGTTGATTGATTGATCGTGTCCGTCCCTGTTGCAGCCATGGCCGTATCTTCACCTGAGCCAGACACCACCAGTTGGCCAGCATCGTTCATCGCAACCTGGCTCAAAGGTGTATTCGGATCGCTTGATGCAACAAGGCTTCCCTGCTGATCATCGGTAAGACCCGTTAAATTGATATTAGATTTTGATGATCCCGTACTAGCTATTTCATCAAATAGCTTGGAATTGTTCTGCACGAAACTTAAGACAGCCAACGGATTGCTAGCCATGGCCGTAATGTTCTGACCGCCAGAAAGAACCGTGTCTACAAGAAGCTTGGCTTGAGCGCTTGTTAGCGTGCCATCACTTGCCTTAACCACCTCACCTACAACAAAAGGCGTCACACTTGCCGCCGCCATTTTTGTTAGGTCTAACTCACCATTGGTGACAAGTTGCGTTACTGCATTACCAATTGCTCTCGACACCAGAATTGAATCTTTATTAGAAAAGATTTCATCCGGTAAGTTGTAGTAAGCATAGTTTGTTGCCATCTGGCCAAGAACAGGTGCCACGCCACCCGATATAAATCCTTTGCTGAAGTCTCCTCCAGCAGCCTCTGATACCAGACCGTTATACGTGCCACGAACAATCGCTGTAGCCGTTGCCTGCGCTACAGATGCAGGCAGGCCGGCAGACATAAGCGTCCCTGTTAGGCCTGTACCGGCAGCCATTTCTCCGCCGAGCGCCGCCAATTCAACGCCAGCAACCGAAGTCCCAATTAACTCAGGAAGCAGATACGGCATAGCAACAGCCGATATGATGGCTAATGGAAGTGCATACTCTCGGGCACCATACTTCTCTTCCCAGTTACTGGTTATCCCTGCATTACCGTTACCAGCATCACCAAGGAAATAGCCTGTGCTGCCACTTCCTTCGCCTTCTGATCCAAACCGCCACATGCCACCGTTGACATTTGTTGGAACAGCCTGCAACTCCTTGCCCGTTACCTTGTCAAAATAAACTGTGTAGGATCGTGCAGGCTCTCCTTCTATGGCCGTAAAACCCGCCTGCTCCCTAACGTCTTCATCGCCCGTTCCTGGAGTTCCTCGTACCTCTTGGCGGGTTCCAATCTGGTTCAAGTCAGTAATGCCGTAGCCCGTCAGGTAATTCACCATCTTCTCTAGGTGATGATCCCAGCCCGAGTTTTTGTCCCAGGTTCCTGAAGCGGTACCTTCTTTGGTAATCTGGTTTAACTGAGTAGTCAGTCTGTCTTGTGGCGTTAACTTTGAATCCGCCACATAAGCTTCTAGGCCCTTAAGAATATCTGGCCGCGTCTCATCTGTTCCAAGATAGCTAACCACCTTGGATAAATCCATCTTATTGTCTTCAGCAAACTTGGCCAGCTCTGAATAACTAAGCTGCTTGTCTTCGCCAGCATACTGATTCATGGCGGACGTGACACGATAAGTGTCAAGATCTTTTGGCGCCACACCAAATACCCTCTGCATGTCAGCATCTGAGAGTTTGTTAGCGTCTTGGAATGCTGCAATTTGATCTATTTTGGTTCCGTCAAATGGCGTTGTTTCTCGCCACGCTCTTTCTTGTGGAGAAAACGCTGCTTCGGCTTTCAGGTTGGTTAACGTTTGCTGGTCATTACCAAAGTAGTTTTTGACAAAGTCCTCAATGGACATTTGTTTCTCGCCAACGACACCAAGTATTTCATTAAGCGTTAATTTGCCATCGTTCGCTTTTAAATCATTTAACTTGCCCGTGGTTGCTATCGTATCTCTAGCCTTGGTGATATCAGCAACCGACATGCCTATCAGGCTGCCAAGCTCCTCATCTCCAAGCTTGTTTGTTGCGGCAAATTCAAACGCCTTGTCCAAGGGTATTGAGCTTTTGCCATCTTTAGTAACAGCAAGGCTATTAATACCTGTTTGTAAATCATTTCTTCTTACCGCTGCATTTGTCGTATCTTTGCTTATACCAAGAAGGTCTGACAAACCTATCGACGCATCAACACCCGCCTTGTTAACAGCAGATGCTATTGACCCCAGGTTATCCGACACCATCGTTTTGAATTCTGCCGGCGTCTTGCCAAAGAACTTAGCAAGGTTATCGGTCTCAATACCCTTTGATATGGCCAACGCTATGGCATCGGGTAATGCAACCGATCTCGATGTCTTTCCATCTACCGTGACATCTTTAGCAATACTGTCTATCTGCTGACGGTCTTTTTCATAGACCATCGAATTAACGATCTGCTCTGATGTCGTGTCTTTAAATGTGCTCTTTAAAGCATTTGCTACATCAGCATAAGCAAGTTTGTTGTCATCGGCATATTTAACAATCGCATCGTATCCAAGCGACTGGCCGGCCGGAACAAGAGCCGTTACACCTTTAACAATATCCTCGGCGGCTTTGGTATTGATTGCCGTACTTATGGCTGCATTAAGTGTGGTGTCATCAATGCCAATCTGTTTGCCAATCGCAGCAACTTCACTTGCCGTAGATCCGTTCTGTACCAGCTTGGTAATTGGATCTTGCAGCACCTTGGACATGGCCGTTGTGTAATCACTAACGGTCTTATTAGTCCCAAAGGTTGTATTGACGATCTCAACGGCTAGCTGAGGAGTCCACCCCTTCTCTAACGTAATCTCCAAGAGCCGTTGGTCAACTAATAAATCACTAGGACTCCCCGCCATAAGGCGCGACCGAAACTCATCAGTCGTCATCCCATACTTACTTCTCTGTTGGGAATCGGCTGCTGCTTTTTGTTGCGCCGCTATTTCCTCGGCGGTTGGTCCTGGTGGTGGCTGCGGTGGTGGCTGCGGTGGTGGTTCGGGTGGGGCCGGGGGCTCAGGTGGTGGTGGTGGTGGAGCAAAGATATTCCTTACTTCATCAGTGGAATATCCAGCATTTATATAGTTTGCAACAATGAATTTTGGCAGGCCTAGTTCAGATGCTAGGTCTGCTATTGGGTCTGATGGAGCGGGCTCTGTATAGGTTGGTTGCTGGGCAGCAGGTGGGTTATACCCGTTGTCCAACATCCATGAGATCGTGCCTTCGTCGGCTACCGATCTTAGTTCCTCAAGCGTCGTTCCGGCGGCGTTAAACCGCCGTATTTTTTCCGCAGTCCCTTCTGGACCGGTTAGACCAAACCACTCAGCATCGAATACTGGAAGACCCACAAGTCACCTAGCAAGAACCACCGTTACGCATCTTGATCATCGTGCCTTTGGTTTTGCCCTTTTTGGCAACGCCATTGATAGATGGTGCAGCAGTCTTCACAGCTCCCATCTTAGATGCCGCCATACCGCCTTTCTTCATGCCCTTCATCTCGGCCATTTCATGTTTGACCATTGGCTTTGGGGCTCCTTTGGCTTTCATAAAAGCCACTTCTTTCTTGACCATGGCTTTTGGCTCACCGCCTGCTTTGTAACCTTTCATAGCTTTTTGCTCCGATATGCCAATTGCAATGGCTTGTTTAGGGTTGGTAACTTTTTGTCCAGAGGAAGACTTTAACTTGCCTTCCTTAAACTCACGCATGACTTTGCCAATCTTATCCATTAGATATACTTACCGCGTGTCTTGCCCTTGGTTGCAATACCATCAGCGCGTTTAGATGCAGAGCTTACCTTGCCGCCCGCTTTAAAACCTTCTTTCATGCGCCTGCGTGCAATGTACATATCAGGCTCCATGCCAAGCCTGTCTTTCCGTAAGTAGCTTACGTTTGTCGAACGTCCTGCGCGAGCGTCTGGCGCATACGATGACATCGACGGTCCTTCAGATTTAGCAGGTTTAGCAGCAGGAGCCTTAGCGGGCTTGGGCGCTTCACCACGGCGGGTAAGACCCTTTTGAGCATTCATGTAGTCACGCAGATTATCAAAACCTGCCTTCTGCATTTGCTCTTTGGTGACTATCGGTGCTTTTGCTGGGGCTTTGGTGACCGATGTCCGAGAGAATCCAGCGCCACCTGGCTCTGCAAACTCCGAAACACTGATGCTTTCCTTGATCTTAGGACGCTTCTTCTCTTCCTCGGCCGCCGCATTGATGTCTTCTTGGATTGTGCGAGGACCCATTTGACCGAATCCCTGGTATTCAGAGAATGAATCTACCAGTTCGCCTTCGTTGTAACGCTTTACTTTACGCTTCATAGGTCACCTCTTATTACGCCACGTGGCGTAATTAGCCCATTTTGATCATCTTGCCTTTGGTCTTGCCACGCATAGCGCAACCATCAGCCGCCCGGACATAACCACCGTCTTTGAACATGCGGCCAAGGTTAGGGCGCTTGTCCATTTTACGAAGCTTTTCATCTTCTACTTCTTGCTGCATCGCACCACGTTCTTTTTGGGTGGGTACAAGATCGTAGTTAGGGTTGTAGTTCGTGTCGCCATGGCGCCCACGGCCTTTACGAGGATCATTTTCCATCATCATTTCCTTTCCGCGAGGGCATCAATTTTTGCTTCAAGCCTTCCAATGCCTGAATCAAAGCGTTCCATAATTTTTTCAAGGTCTGCACGAACTTCTGCGCGAGTGATGTGATCACGGGCAATTTCCTCCCGAGTCCTGTTCAATAGTATCTGGATGCGCTTTTGTTCATCAGATGCTTGCTTAAGCATGAACATCACCAGACCCACCAAGAACGAAGTGATTAAATTCCAAACCAATGTGCCCGTTTCCATTTAGCACTTCCACTTCCTTAAGGATTTGTTAATGCGGCTATCTGGATCACTGGCTGTCTTGGCTGACGTAAGCTTTTTCTTCATCCCTTCCATCCTGGCGCAGAATGATTTCTTACGTGCCCCGCCTTCTGGCTGAGGAGCTTTAAGACCCGGCTTACCTGGATTGGCTTTGTTATAAGAAGCCCGGCCCTTGGCGTTTAAGCCGCCTTCCGGGTTTTTACCTTCTTTACGCTGCCAAGCAGGCGTCTTAGCCATAAAACACCGTGACTTTGGCGTTGGACAGTGTGGCGTATGCACTTGTTTTACACCAAACACCTTGCCCAGGAATGACCACGTTAAAGGTCTCTCCATTAGCTACCGTGTTAATAGTGAATAACGTCGTGCCGCCAGAACCACCGTCTTTGATAATTACACTGCCAATCGAGCCACCAGGTTCAATCACCAACCCGCGAACACGGGTCGGTGTTGCGCTAATATCCCCAGATGCGGCAAGTGATATGCCGGAGACATCTGTTTGCATGATGCGCCCCTATTAAGACGTTGCAAACGGTGTAGCGGGTGAGCTTGTACAGTTAATGACGCCTGTCACCATGTACTTGAGAGCTGCAATCGCAATGATCTGGACCCATGAACCAGCAACACCACCAGTAGTCGTGCCATTTAGGTTTATGAAGTCATCATTAGCACCAGCAGTAAATCCTGCCATGGCGCCCGATGAATCCGTATCTACGCTCAGAATAGACCCAACATAACGGTCTGTGCCGTCAGTGGCAATCTTCAGCGACGATGTTGCAATCGTTGTTGGAATCCAGATGGTGTAAGTGACACCTTCATTGTTAGCCGTATTGGGGTCATTGCCAGGGCCAGACGAGGATACGTTAGCCGAGGTATTGATTGCTGGAAGTGTCAGAACCACGTTAGCTGCAAGCGTGCCGCCAACAGAAATAATCCGGCCTGCATGGGCCACGGGATTTAATGTGGTACTGGAAGTGATCTCAACGATCGTGGACGGACCTTGTTGATAAATACCGCCCAGGGAACGGACTGGACCGTCAAAGGTAGAAATAGCCATGATAACTCCGCGTAGTAGCGCATCCTCATACCGTCTCTACTAAGTCTGCTAGGCCAGTCGGTATGAGTTAAATCCTAGTAGGGTGGTTGTATCAGTTTGTGGGGTGGGTGTCAATGAGCTTTGCGCGTATTAACGCTAAATCATTGTCGGTTGGCTTTGAGTCTACGCCACCATACTTAAATGTGTAGCCCACTAACCGCCCTTTTGATAAAGGCTCTCCAGACACCAAAGCTCGGCGCAACGTGGGCATGGTCATGTCATAGTACTTTAAGACCACAGAAAGGCTTGGAAACAAAATACCGTCGGGCATTACAAATACTGTTTTGCTCATCTTCTGTTTTGCCTCATCAGTGTGTTTCCGACCAAGCCAATGTTTATGGCTTCTACCAGCTTCAATATTTGCCTTGATCTTTAGCAACCCTTGCTCTGAAACTTTGCGACCCTCTGCTTTTGGCTTGCCGCGCTGTGCGTCACCAATTTTTTGTTTCGTTTCCTCAGAAAGTGTTTTGCCGTAACGATAATGATTTTTCCCTACGGTCGGGGTTCTGTTCTGTCTAATCTTGAGTTTTGTTTCTTCGCTGTGTGTTTTGCCAACTCTTGGGTGATTAAAGTAGTCGGCAGCATAAAACTCTTTCAGAGTTGCAGATATTTTTTCTTTTTGTTGCTCTGCCATTACACGGCCAAAGTTAGGCGTTGCTTCTGGCGGCGCGTTTCTCCACGGTGCGTCTGATGAATATCCAGAGTTATAGCAAGAAGGTTTTCCTACATGCTGAACAAGATAAATATCCTCTATTTGTTGAAGCGACATCGTTTCCGGGACTGTCTCTACAACAACAAATTCAAATTTATCTTCGCCGTATTTATTCCATGCGGCCTGCAAATGCTTGCAGTGGTGTCTGTTACCACGAAGTAATTTACGGTGCTGCCTAAAGCGCACCTTCTTGTTTGTTGTGCTGCCTACATAAAACTTGTTGTTGACTACGTTGATAATTTTGTAAATGACCTGTTCCATATTCCCTCCGTTACAAAGCCATAACCGTAATGTACCGCAAGGAACCAACAATGTCAACAGACAAAGAAAAAGCCCGCTTTTTAGGGCGGGCTTCTCAAGCTAAGTGCTTGATATATAAGGCTTAAGCGCCTTGTGACCCAAAGATACCTAACGGATCGCTCACTCCGAATGAGTATCGCTCTCTCGCTTTATATCTTACATTGCCCGTGTCAAAGTCACCGTCCATTCCAGTACTCATCGGTGTCCGCACGAAGTGCTTCAATCCGTTGGGTACATCGGTGGTGAGGAACCAGCCGTTCGTGTCGGTCAAGAAGTGGTTGATCGTATAGCCTTCTGGGATCGAACCGTTGTTCTTGATGGCGTTGATGTCGTTGTTGTTGGTGCCGACACGGAGTTCGGTTTCCAACAGACGCGTTGCCACGAACTGGAGGTTAGGAGGAACGATAAGCTTGCGTGGGCGAGCTGCGATCAACAGATCACGTTCGTCGGTCCAAGCTGCGATTTGAATGACTGCGTTTTCCAACGAAGTCTCGTTCAAGTCTGCCTGGGTCGCGGGCGTGTTGCTGTTAGTGCCGCCGGATACAAGAGGATGTGCTGTAGAGAACAGAGGCTGGCCGTCACCGTAAGTAACGCTTGATGCCCATCCGTTGTTCAATACGGCTGCTGCTTTCACCTGCTTGGTGTATGCCATGGCGCGAGCAAGTGCCTTGGTATAACGTGAGCTGAGCGAATCGTACAGGTTGTCTTCGATTGCCTCTTCGGTAATCGAGAAACCCATAGCAATCGTCTCATGGGTGTAGCGAGCTGTCCAAGCTTCCTGCGCGTTGTCATAACGAATCGCAGCGCCTTCGTTCTTGACCGGTGCGGCCGAGAATCCAGACAGCTTGGTTTCCTCTTCAAATGAACGCTCAGAGGTCTCGGTTTCGTAGATCTCTTTGTGTTCTTCGCCATAACGAGCGTACTCAAGACCGAACAGGGCGTTCAGGCCGGGGAGCAGCTCTTTCAGTAGTTGTGCGCGTGAAATAGCCATTTAAGTTTCCCCTTACAGTCCGACTGGGTTGTTGTACGCATGACCGCCCGTAACCACGCCAGTTGCCTGCACCACGTAGGCTGCATTGAACTTAACGATGATTTCTGGGTAGTAAATCGTACTGCTATATGTGAATGCCGTATCGGGCACCACATCAATGATTCGCAACGGCAATGTCTGTGTCGTTGCACCGGTTGCAATATCTACTGCGTAACGGCTGTCCTTGGTCGTGGTATTCAAGGTGTTTGCAACCATGGCTACGTTCAGACCGATGTCTGTGTACTGGAAACCAGACGTGGTCGAAACTACCGTGGTTCCACTAACACCACAAACCTGGAACAACTGATCTGGATCTTCACAGACATAAGCAACAATATAAGTGTTGCTTGCTACTGCGGTGCCAGAAATCCATGCTTGCGAGAACGTGGGTTGACCAGTTACAGCAGAAACAAACGTACAGCCCATGAATACACCAGCAAAGCCAGTGACCGGGGCAGCAGTTGTCTCGGTACAAACAACAATGCAACCATTGTTGTCAAACTTCACAGGGTCACCAAAACCAATGCTCGATGCGCTGGAGTTTACGATCCGGCGCTGACGAGTGGCTCCGGCAAACACCTGACCGCCGATCAAGTTGATCGGACGCAGGCCATATGGGCCTGAAATCGTCGGGTAAGCCATTTGAGTTACTCCAAATGAGGTTATCTTTTACCGAATTGGACCTCGGTGCGTCTGTCATTAAACAGTGGCATCCGTGGGTCGTTTTCGCGCATAAAGTTGCTGTCCACACTCTTCATCCAATCGTTGGCTTGCTTCAGGTAATGGGTATTACGCTGATCAACCATCTCAACGGGAGCGCGGCACAACATTAATCCACCAATCTCAATATTGCCGGTTTGAGGTCCGGTTGCGAGCAGGGCTCGGGTTACCTCGGGATAGTCTTCCCACTTGCATGGTTCAAATCCATCCTGATGACGGCTGGCTACATTCCTTGCGTCGGACTGCCCCAGTACTGCGGTGCGTACCCAACGATGTCTCCAACCATCCCGCGGGAGAGGATCAGGCAATGAGCTTGGCGGCTTCCATTGCTTCGGACGTTCCGTGGTTTCACGGGTCTGTGCTTCTCTGGATTCGCGGCTCATAACTTTCCTTCCATGCGTAGTTTTGCCAATTCCATGGCGTATTTTTCAAGCGGAACTCCAAGCCTCTTGGCCGTATTAGCTTCTGAGGTTGTCAGCTTCAGTTTTTTAGGTGGCGAGCTGCGCGTTGCCGGGGCAACCACCGAAGCAGGAGGCTTTGCTTTTTCCTCTGGCGGCTCCCGATCGCCAAAGTACTCAGGGAATTTCTCCCTTACGCGAGAATTAATCTTCTCGTAATACTCATCCGTCAATGCGTAATGTTCGCCATTTTCCCGAGTAAGCTTTTTATGCAGGCCCATGGCAAAAAACGTCATCTCATCATCTACCCCAGGCTCGCCTGATTGACCAAACCACTTATTATTGGCCTTCCAGGTTTCTGCTTTGCGGTCTTGATAAGTATTCTGCTGAACATTATAAGCAGGGTTTTGTTGCTGTGGCAACTCGGGCGCTGGTTCGGGCGCAGCGGGTTTGAAGTTTTTAACCCGATCGGCCTTTAACATCGCCACATTTAATGCTTTCTGGGCTGCCAATATCCTGTCAGATTCTTGGCTATCCAACGCTTCTTTATAACTACGCTCTGCCTCAGCTACCTCTTTATCTGTGGCAAATTGCATCGTCTTTATTAACGTGCTTTCACCCGTAGTTAGTTTCTCTTTCAGCTTTGCATTTTCTTCAGCAATTTGTTTTGCATAGGCAATAGCTGCCTCACGCTCACGCTGCGCCTCTTCCTTGGCTCTGCGCTCATCGTGATACCCATGCTTCAAATGCTGAATGCGTTTCTTTACATTATCTGAATACTGTTTGATTTCATCATCAGGTATCTCAGATGGATCACCCTTTAATGGCGTCGCATTCCTATCCGCCTCGGGGCGATCGTCAACAATCTCGATCTCTGCCTCACCCTCGACTTCAAATTCAATCTTCTCTTCACTCATAACTTCCCCTTTATGCGCGGCTATAGCCACGAGGATCTTGGACCACACCCTCTATGGTGTCGTCGTTGATCAAACGAAACTCCCGTCCGTGAATCTTGAACCGGGTTCCTGAATAAGCACGCACCAAAACAAAATCGCCTTCCTTGCACCATGGTCCCGTTGGGAACTTTGCCGCATCCTTATAGCAATCCGGTCCCATCTTCAGTACAAACAAAACAACCGTGCTGAACTCTTCAATTTTTGCAAGCGAATCAGGCTTGAATAAACCATTGGCAAACTTATCCTCTACCTCTGGTAAGGCGCATAACATCCGATAACCCGTGGGCTCTGGGAGTTGCGTTGCTTCCTGCTGAGAATCCTCAGTAATATCACTCATCGTATTCCTTCATTCGATTGGCAAGGTCTTCGTTGATGCGCCTTGCGACCAAAAGACCTTGAATCTGGCCGCAGACGAATTTGTACTCCTCAAAACTCTTCATGCTCCCTTGCGAGAGTTGTCCTTCTAAATACCTAATCTGCTTATCAATCTCTAGCTCTACCGCTTCGGCGTAATTCATTTACCCATCCTTGCTAAAGACTGATCGCGCTGAATATCCGCCGCCTTATCAATCATCTTGGCCGCTATATTCTGCTCAGCTATCTGGTTCATGCTCTGAATCCGTTGCTGCTCAAGCATCACCTTGTCCTGCTGAGCCTGTGCTTTCAACATAATGTCAGCCTGATCCTTCTGAGCCTCACGCTGCTCCTTCTGCTGCTTAAGCGCCAACTCTGCCTGTTGCATCTGGACCAAAGGATCTTGTGCTTGCTGTTGAGCCTGCTGTTGTTGGGCCTCTGCCATGTGCTGCTGTAGTAACTGCTGGGCACCTCGCGCTGCAAGCCTTGAGATTTCAACCTCAAAGTCTTCAGGCAACGGCTGATCTGGTGGTGGCAATGGCACACCAAGCTGCTGCTCGATCTGCTTACGGTACAAGAACGCCATGTGCTCATTGATATGGGCCATGGCCGCAGCCATCATCACACCGCCCTGGGGATTTTGCTGCACTTGCTGTCTCAACATCGGATCTTGGATAGCCGCCGTATGGACCGCCAAATGAGCCTCATGATCTTGGTAGATAAAGGCTTTCACTGGCTGCATCGTCAGTATGGCCATGTTCTCCGATACCGGATCACGAGGCTGCTCTGCCTTGGCTGCTGGGATCAGCTTATCAATGTTCTTGATACCCAAGACTTCCAACATGCGCTTATGTAACTCTGGCATGTCATAGATCTGTGGAGCCTGTGCTGCCAACTGTAGTACTGCTTGATACTGCGTAACCCGCTGTGCAAGGGTTGTTGCATTAGGATCAGATACTGGTATGACATCAACCAAGTCATAGTCAGCTTGTTTGACCAGCCTTCCGCCAGGCGCATCTACATCGTAGCTATATTCTGTAGGTGCGTAGTCTCTAATAATAGAGGCAAGAAGCTTAAACTCCTGACGCATGGAGTAATGAAGCCTTGCCTGCACCGCAGACATGACCTTGAGGGTTCTCTCCAATACGGCAAGCGTCGTACCAACCGGTGTATTCGCGGACAAGTCCGAAATCTGCATATCAGCCGTTGCAGCAAACCGACGGCCTTCCTGAACTATCGTCTGTAGCAACTGGTAAAGAACCTGACTTGGCTCTTTGTAAGGTAGCGGAAGGATGTTGTCCCTAATAGAACCTGATGGCACATCCACATCCCTGAACTCACCCGGTGCGATCGGTGTGTCATCACCTTTCACTCGCAGGCCGCGGGACTTCAATCCTCCAGGCAGGTTCGATAACGTACCGGCATCCACCAACTGACGAATCAAAGACGTGCCAGACTTGGCAAACGCACCTACCAAGTGAATTAATCCAAAACCATAGAACCCAAATCCCGGAATGTACGGGTAATGGACAAAGTGCATCCGCTTAAGCTTTAACGGATCCTCTTCGTACCAGTTCCTACGAATGGCTAGGATCTTGTTCGTGCTTTCATCAATCGTCACCACATAAGGTAGTGCAATTTCCGTGGGGCCGTTCTTGTCAGTATCTTCAAATCCTGGGAGATCTAGCTCTACGTGCATCTCAAGAATGCGATACCTGTCATCCATCGTGGCTGACATACCTTCTTCTTCAGCCTTGCGCTTTTCTACCTCACTTAATACCGTGGATGGCTCGCCTAAATCCACATCGCGCCAGAATCCTGCGTGCTGAAGCTTCCTCACTTCATTTTGAGTCTTACGCATAATGTGCGTAATTCTTGGCGCCGACCTTAAATCGCTCGCACCAAAGGGAACCACAATATCCTCTGCCGGAATAAACATAGATACCGGCCGTCCAAGCGAAGGATCGTAGTAAACCTTCTTAAATGCCGACCCCGCCAAGGCCAAGGACCAAAGCATCTTCTCGTGCTCAGGTCTGTACTCAGGCATCTCTTCCGTTAAACGGTAGTTCATGTCATCTTTGACACGCTCTGCCGCATCCTCTTTCTCTTTAGTAAGCGATCCAACAATCTGCGTCTTTACCGGCCCCGAGGCAGGGAAAGTCTCCATGATGGATTCAGCTTGGAACCGTACAGCAGCCTCTGACAGTAGTGGATAAAACACACCGCACGCCCCAGGCCATGGTTCTGTACGCTCTTCGTACTTCAAACCAAGAAGCTTCAATCCATCAGCGTAGGTATCTACCCATTCCTTGCGGGATGACTTGTCTGTCTCATAGTCTTGGATCAGATCACTAGCAATAGAAGCCAGATCCCGGTCATCCATGTACTCAGCAAGGTTGGCATCAAAATCTTCTGGGCTTTCACGCTCTGCCTCAAAGACAATCTCTACGCCATCTGCTGATATGGCTAACGCATCTGGGTTCTCAATCTCAATTTCCACTTCCGTGGGCTCTTCCATGGCGGCATCAAGACCTAATGGCGCAGGATAAAGTGCAGGTTCCATCTTGGCTCCTAGTAATAAGCAACCTTGCGCCGGTATATCGGCTCGCGGTCTTCATCATCTGATTGCAGGCTTAAAAAACCGCCCGTCCTAAAGCGTAATAAGGCTTGGGTCATCGAGTCTACTAGGTCATCATGCTCGCCCGAAGGAAAAGCTGCGACTTCCTCAATCAACTCATCCGCAAACTTACGCTCCGGCACCCAGATCCGCCCCGAAGCAAACAGATCCGATACAGCATTGAGCCTCACGATCTTGTCGTTTCCTTTGGTAGGACTGTACTCGCTGACCGGTATACCCATCCTCCTGAGTTCAAAGACCAACGGGCTTCCTGCTGCCTTGGCTTCAACCAAAAATAC